GACCTCGTTCGACATCTGGTACTTAATATGATTCGAAACCATGTTAAGAACTATAAAAAAGAATATGGTGAAGTCGTTATATGTTGTGATAACAAAAACTACTGGAGGAAAGAACAGTTTCCGTTCTATAAAGCCAATAGAAAGAAGAATCGTGACAAATCAGAATTAGATTGGAAATTGATCTTTGAAACATTAGCTAAGTTTAAGCAAGAACTTAAAGATAACTTTCCATATAAAGTCATTGATGTTGATATGGCTGAGGCTGATGATATTATTGGAACACTGGTGCCAAGATATTCCGCATCTGAAAAAATACTCATTCTGTCCGGTGATGGTGACTTTTTACAATTGCAACGATATGCTAATGTGAAACAATATGCACCTAGTCAAAAGAAGTTTCTGAAATCCGATAACCCCATTCTGGAACTAAAAGAAAAGATTATCCGAGGTGATCGTGGTGATGGTATTCCTAATGTATTATCATCATCAGATTGTTTTGTTAGAGAAATCAAACAGAAATCTGTCACAAAGGGTATACTGGATAAACTGTTAAATGAAGATCCTATAGAATGGAAAGATGAATATAACAGATTCAACTTTGAAAGAAACCAAACTTTGATAGATTTAGCATATATACCAGTGAATGTTAAACAAGACATTATAACTTGCTATGAGGAAACTAAACCAGCTTCCCGACAAAAACTGTTGAATTACTTTATTCAATATAAACTTAAAAACTTAATTGATGTGATGGATGATTTTTAATGAAACATGATAACTTAAACTGGAGTAAATGAATTGAAGAATATATACGAGGTGCTGGATGAAATTGATGCCGCTAAAACAAAAAGAACCAAGTTAAATGCTATTGAACGCAATCTGTCAAAAACGCTGGCCGATGTATTTCTATTAGCTTATCACCCTGATTATCAATGGTTGATTACAGAAATTCCTCACACTTATATGCCTAAAGAAACCATTCCTGGTATGGCATTAACACAATTGTCAACCGAAATTCGAAGATTGTACTTATTTCGGAAAGGTCATCCACAAGCAGAACAACTTACTCCTGAAAAGAGAGAAGAATTGTTGGTACGATTTCTAGAAGCAATTGAACCAAGAGAAGCTGAAGTTGTTATGGGTATCTTCAATAAAGACCTTGGTGTTGATGGGTTAGATTATAAATTCGTTAAAGAAGCATTTCCAAATTTATTGCCTTAAAAACTTGACAATGTACTAATTCGTGATATAATATACCTATATTATGAATTAAGAGGTAGAATCATGGAATTAGTACAATCAAAATCAATGTTAGCCAAACTTATGGCTACCGAAAATCTAGTAGTCGAACAACGCAAAGTGAGAACTGCTTCATTTGATGTTGCTTCAAGAATACTAACACTTCCTACATTAGATAACAATATCTCACCCGAACTTTATGACTTATTTGTGGGTCATGAGGTGGGTCATGCTCTTTACACTCCCGAAGAATTGTTGAATAAATCCCATGAGTTGAATCTAACACATTCCGTATTAAATACAATTGAAGATGTACGTATTGAACGCAAAATTAAATCCAAATATCCTGGTCTAAAACAACCATTCATCAAAGGTTATAAAGAACTTATTGATAAGAACTTCTTCGGCACTAAAGATACAGATTTAAATGATCTGAACTTCATTGATAGAGCTAATCTACATTTCAAACTGGGTGTGAATAGTGGTATTACATTTACACATCCTATAGAATTGGAACTTATCAAAGAAATTGATACTTCCGAAACCATTGATGATGTTCTGGTTGTAACCAAAAAAGTTATGGAGTATCTAAAGGAAGAGAAACAAGAAAGTGATGCTAAAAATGATACACAAGACCAGGAAAGTGACACTCAAAATGAAGAAAGTGACACGAAAGATGCCGATGCTGATGACGATGAATGCGAAGATGGTGAATTTGGTGAAGAACAATCTGCCGATGAAGAAGATGAAGAAATTGAATCATTAACTGATAAGGCATTCCAAGAGAATCAAAGTCAATTGTTCTCCGAAGAAAACTCCGAATTCTATTATGGCAACATACCCGACATCGACCTATCAAAGATTGTAGTTCCACACAATGTAATATGGGACAAACATAACGAATGGTGCAAAGATACTTGGAACTCAAGTTACCAAAACAAGATTAAAGAACATAACGAAACATTCCAACAGTTCAGGAATGATTCTAAGAAAGTAGTTGCATATCTCGTTAAAGAGTTTGAACTAAAGAAGAATGCTGAACAATTGAAAAAAGCATCTGTCTCCAAAACAGGTGAACTGGATATGAATACCATATTCTCATACAAGTTCAATGAAGATATATTTAAAAAGATTACTGTTGTTCCTGGGGGTAAATCTCATGGATTAATCATGTTCCTTGATTGGTCAGGATCCATGAGATATAGTCTTAATAATACTGTTAAACAACTATTGAACCTTGTTATGTTCTGTAAGCAAATTAATATACCTTATGATGTGTATGCTTTCACATCACAATATAGTCATGATTGTGCACAACCGATTATTGAAGGTGATATTCAAGGATTCTCGGGTGTTAATATGCTGAACCTGTTATCCAATAAGATGACCACCAAGCAGTTTAACTATGCTGTAACATCATTGTTGTATATGTCTTCCAAATCATGGGATGTACCAATCAATCTCCGTCTTGGTTCAACACCATTGAATGCTGCAATTGTTACAGCTATGAAGTTAGTGCCCAAGTTTAAAAAAGATTACAAATTACAAATCGTTAATACTGTATTCCTTACCGATGGTGTCTCCGATAATATGAACACCATTCATTATAAAGAAAATGGTTATAACCGTATTGGCTATTGTGACCGTGATTATGATATCGGTTCTAGAAATGTCCGTAGAAAATTGATTATTCGTGATCCTAAAACCAAACACCAAGAAACAATTAAAGACATTTATGATAACAGAATAGGTACAACTGCATACCTAAAACTATTAAAGTCAGTAACACAATGTAATGTTATTGGATTCTTTATCATCAATAAACGAGAAGTCCAAGGTGAACTGTCAAAGTTGTTTCCAAACACAATTAACCTTGATAAGATTAAATCCGAATTCCGTGCAAATAACTACAAGATTATAACCGAAGCGGGTTATGATGAATACTACATACTTCGTGCTGAAGGCCTTGATACCGCAAATGAAGCAGAATTAAAAATTAAAGAAAATGCTACAACCCGTGGTCTAGTTAGCTCCTTTACCAAGTTCGCATCCAAACGAACCACCAATAGAGTTATACTAAACCGTTTTATTACCATGATATCATAAGAGAACAATATGCCACCTCTATCCAAATTTATTAACGCAAACAAGAAATCAGAAATATTTGAAACCGACCTTGGTTACCTTATCAACTTTTATACCAATGATAAACTAGTACACACAACCAACATTGAATCCCATGAAAACCCTTATATCATTGCTGAAGACTTTGTTCACAATGGCGCCTCCGGACCTAAACTATTAATAGACTAATATGACCGAACAAGAAAAAGAACTGCTGTTTATACTACAAGAAGAATGTGCTGAAGTCATCCAAGCCGTCTCCAAAATATTCCGATTCGGTATTGATACCACATGGAATGGAATCTCCAATAGAGACCACCTCGAAGAAGAACTAGGTGACCTTAAATGTATGATCGAACTAACCACAGATTCCAGATTTGACCTTTGCAACCATACCAAGATCACCAAAGCACAATCCGCAAAAGAACAGAAACTAGAAATTTACTCCAACCTATACAAGGATACATATGTCTCATTACCTTAAACCTATTAATAATAATGCCGTACTTGAAATGCTTGAAAAGGAGAAAATTTCCGCAGGCGGCATACTGCTTACCCAAAACGATCCTAAAGAAGTCACCAAAGGCCGTGTAATAGCCGTAGGCCTAAATTGTGCCGAAGTTAAAGTAGGTGATATAGTACTACCCAATTGGAATGCCGCAAAGAAAAATGAACTAGATGGCAAAACATTCTTTATCGTCTCCGAAGATGAAATTATCCTAATCTTCGAACCATGAAACCTAAACAGAAACGTGTGTATAAGAACAAATCTCTAAAGGTCACTAAGTATACCAATAAAAAAGGTATATCAAAGTGTATTACAACATTACTCAAAAGATTTAAACGCAAAAGAAAATGAATGATTACCATGACTTTCTAACCCATCTCGGACATATAAGATTACTCGAAATCGCACCCTCAGCGCTTAACCTGTTCTCCTTTATGGCAGGGGTGTTCTTCGCCGCCAATACATGGTTCCGAGTGAAAGCCATGAACTGGATCATCCTATACCTTCTATGCGTCAGTCTATATTTTTACCTTCTAAACACACTCTAAGTTACCTCTAATATTGTTCTAAGCCTCCTGCTCCAGGAGGCCTCCTCAAAAAATTCCCAAAACAAAATCATCCCCGTCCGAAAAATTACCGAAATGGGAAGTTATCGATCATTGAACTTGACCTCCATCGAACTTTTTTAATACGAATACGAATAATTCTCATTAGTACTCGCACAAAACTGAACGAGAAAATGAAAGAAACTGAATGAAAATATCTCTTGACAATTTCAAAAAAAGAGAGTATAATTCTATCATACAATCAAGAACGCGACAATTTTAACGCGAAAAGATTGTAAAAAATGAAAGAAACTGAATGAAAATATCTCTTGACAATTTCAAAAAAAGAGAGTATAATTCTATCATACAATCACAAAAGAGAAAATAAAATG